ATATGGTGTTGTTAATCCTGTATATGGAATTGGATAGTTGGTAAGGTTAGATTGTTCCCAAACATCATAAGTAATTCCTTGACCAACATTTAAAAACAAGTCAACATTTTTAACGTTAACTGTCAAACTATCATCAATGTTTAATATATTAGTCTGTGTCGATTCAGATTTCAAAGTTGATTTATTCGCTAAAACATTAAAACCAATTCCATTTAAATTTGGAAACTTTCTGTATCTATCTAAAAATTGTTGTCCAAAAGATGGTGCTTGTTTTATTACTTTAACACTTGGTGTTGTACTCGTATATGTTAACTGTGTTGTTTCTACTAATGTTTCACTAACGTGAAATGAATTTTGTTCATACCATCCTTGTCCTTTTTGGAAAAAGAAGTTATTTGTTTGGTCAGGAGTTTTAGTATATCCATTTTCATTTATTGGGTAGTCAGCAATTGTGTATGGTGAATTACTTGATACAACATTTGTTGTAAAAGCACTATATGTTTTTCCTTTTATTTTATATTCACTACCAACTAAATACCCAGGTATGTTTTGATTGTATGTACCACCTGATATAGTTGCATATCTATTTAAAAAGTCTTCATATGAAATTTTTCTATCTGCAACATATATTGTTTCGTTGAACTCAATTAACGCTTCGGGAGCCCCAATCATTCTCATTAAAAATTCTACCGATTTTCTTGTTCCTTTTGATTTAAATAGGTTTGACGCATTTAATATTAATCTTCTATAAAACTCAAAATTAAGCTCTGATGGTGTTTCATCTCTTGTCCATCCCTCATATATTGATTTGTTTTTTACACCATACGTTGATGTTAAAAAATCTTCATTAGATATTGGTGATATGTTTGTGTTCCATCCTAATGTTTTTGCCAAATTTATTAAAAGAGCTGATGGTATATCATTTTCAGATACATAATCAACCGATGTCATTCTTGCCAATCCATCAATAAAAACTTTTGTCTCATCAAAACTTCTACCATATATTTGTAAAACTTTTTCAATTTTTTGGTCAGGTGTATCAAACTCTTTAAATGAATCTGTTATCAAAAATCTACTAATTAGATTTGTTTTAAAATTATCAATCTGTGACGCAAATAAATTTAAATTATGTAAATAAACATTAAAATTATTTGTTATTATGTCTATATTCCAAATACCATATAAGGGCCATGTCAAATATTCATAAGAAGTATAAAATTGTCCATTTTCAGTTTCTTTTGGAACCTTGAATTGTGCTGTGTATTTTGGTATCACAAACCTATTTAACAAAAATTGTTCTACAGCATCAAAATCATTTAAGAAAACCATTTCGGTTTTTAATTTATTTGGTCGGATAACCAATGAAGTTGTAACGTTACTTAAACCTGAAAAAGGATTTCCACTAACAGAAAAACTAATTGTACCAGCGGTTAAAGATTGTGATGGTGTAAAAAATGTTACATGATATTCTTCAGATTCACTACCTAAAAATAAAGAATAATCTAAATAGTTTCTCGTTAAATTTCTTAAATAACTAACATCATCAGGTCTAAGAGATATGTTCCTTTCTGCATTTACAGTATAATCAATGTCTAATGTATTTTTTATTCTAGCAACATCCACATCAAAAGATGTAAAATTTTCATTTTGATTATACACAATATTTGTTGCAGTATAACCAGTAGAATAATCAAAATATACCTTATCTATTTCAATAGCCGCGGGAAAAAAATTAATTATGTGCCTTACCGAAGTTGAAAGTCTTTTAGTTAATGAGCCATATAAGGTAAAGTTAGTTACATCGGTTAAATCGTATGATGGGTAAACTTTTAAATCGATTGCCAATGCCGCTCTAGCCTGCTCTAAATCAACGTTTAAAGTATCTAATGTAATCGAATCAGAAAATACACCATCGGGATAATCCGTATCAATTTTTTCAGTAACACCATAATCCCAAATAAAATTAGTATTGGTAAGTCCACCACCTTTGGTAGTTTGAAAACCAACTAACTCTTCATTCGGGTCTAAAAAACCCGCACCAGGATTTGGGATTACTATTTTATTCATTATTCGGGTATTATATTATCTAAACTATAATTGAATGCAATATTATTAAGTCTATCTTGACGAACTTCATAAAGTAAGTTACCGAAATCATCCCTAACTTCAAACAGATTATATTGTTTATATATTCTACTTTCAGAATCATAAATGGTGTAGACACCTGTTTCCATTGCTTTACTTTGGTTACCGTATAACGCAATTGCCACACTATTTAAATCATATTCTGCCATTTCAATTTCAATAGTAAATGGGTTGAAAAATGTGTTTGTTAATATAACATTTTGACCTGGTTGTCCAATATATGGAACAGCATTTGGGTTGTTTGATGGAGCACTTGATGGTGATACGGTACAAAAAACTAAGTTTTTTGCCGATGGAGCGTCAATATATCTGTATCTTACTGAACTAATATTACTAGTGCCTGGTTGACTAACAACAGCATCAACAAAAAAAGAAGATGTTATCATCCTATAAAAATTAGGAATTTTAGTACCATCAGAATTTAAATATTCTACTCTATATCCAACAAGACCTTGTGAAACAAATCTATTTCTAAATTGCGAATCTACATTATTTGTATCAATAACTAACCCCTTAACACTTGGTAATGCCGCTAAAACACCGCAATCTGTTAAATTAGTTCTAATTTGTACAGGTCTAACCATTAAAGTGTAAATTCCAACTTTATTAAATTCTGTTGCAGGTAATTTCATATTATACAAACCACCTAATATTTCATTAGTACCACCACCTGTATTGGCGTTGTTAAAATATGGTGTTAATATTTGTGATGCGTTTAATTTTTTAATTACAGGATTTGATGTAAAATCTCTTGATGGTGTATAAACCATAATGATTTCAACATCTTCGGGTGCCATGTCGGCGGGTCTAGTTATACCATAGGTTCCAAGTGCCATATTATTGTTCTATTATTTTAAAATATCCATATCCGTATTTTATGAGGTCTCCGAGATTGTCAACTTCCCCTAATCTTAGAAAACTTTCAGTCCCTGATAATCTACCTCTATCAATAAATACATTTGATTGTATTTCTGTTGCGTTTACCATACCTATTAATATTTCTTCTTTTACTATCGGTACTGGCGTCATATTATATTCTGTCATACCTGATACAATTGGGATTACTTTGTCAGGTTGTGATGGATTTATATACCCTGTAATGAATAGGGTATATCCCGCAGGAAAATCATAATACAATACATTGTCATAAGTATACCCTGTGTAATCATCTTGTATTGTAGTAATCCAACCAATTACAGTTTCTTTTCTATATACAGGTGCACCAACAACATAAGTGTATGGTCCATATTGTTTTAATTGTGTTACTTTAGAAGTTGTAAATCCTGTGACAAAATAAGGTACTGTTGTGTAATTTGAACTTTTTTGTGCGTAAATAGAATTATAACTATCACCAGTGAAAATCCATTTATATGATATTGGTGTTGCTGACCAAGCACCTGAGTTCATAATAAAATAATATTCTCCATCAGGATTATTAAAACTCACTTCACTATATGGGACAGTAATATTTTTTGTTGTTACTGTTGTTCCCCAAGCAGCAGTACCACTAAGACTAACAGAATAAATTTTACTTTTACCATCTGTTAGTGGTGGATATGAGTGCTCAATATAACTTGGGTACTTTTTAACAAAAGTTTCAATTGGCGACGCATCTCCCCAATCAATATTATAAGTGATTTCTTGAGATAAAGTCTCTGATGTGTTATAAACAAATAAATTATATGGTGAACCTGTTGTTGCCGAATAAATAAAATTATTATTAATATCTTGTTGATATATCGCACCATCAAAACCAGAATAATAACCAATATCTTTATATGATTGTTCAAAAAATATAGGAATTGTTAAACCTGTCAAAACAGAATCACCGTTAGTACCACCTGATAAAAGGTAAGTTAACCCAGTCCAAGATTGTTCAGTCTTACCACTAACATTAACATTAACGATTGCCGATTTTAAAAACTCTTGGGAAATAACTATATTGTATTGTTCAGTGTTCACGGATTTACATATTCATACCATTTTATGGGTTTAGATGTTGTTCCAACCCTTGTTTCGTCTGTTATTGTGTCGTTTAAATAAACTTCATATTTGTACGTATCGTAGTTTAATTTTAATGTATAGTAAAAATATGTTTCTTGTGAAAAATTAAATTTATCTTGTAGTTCACCTTGAGTTATATTCATCATTCTTTTAAATTGTCCAATACCCGCATCATAGTACTTACATGACATGTACAAAGTATCGATATCAATAAAATCTTTATTTTTTAACCAATAGACATAATACCCTTCTTTATCACCAACATGATTTAAGGAAAATTTTGGTTTTTTAATCTTTACCGTATTTTGTCCTATAACCGCATCTGTTGTTAAACCTTGTTGTGCGGG